CCTCGGAATAAACCGAAAGTGGTTGCAAGGTCAACGAGATCACCCGGCCCACGCTGGGAAAGCCCGGATCCGCCCGGGGTGACCGGGACCTACGGCAAGCTCGTCCAGGCGTGGGGGAAGCGCGAGCTGGGGATCACCTTCGGCCGCTGGCAGGCCCACGCGATCGACCGGGCCCTGCGCCACGACAAGAACGGCGACCTCGTCCACCGGATCGTCCTTCTGAGCACCGGCCGGCAGAACGGGAAATCCGTCATCATCCGCAGCTTCTACGGCTGGCTCCTGGACGAGGGCCGCTGTATCCCGCCCTTCTCGACGTGGAGGACGCTCCTCGCCGCAGCCCACGACGCCAAGCAGGCCCGCATCATCTACAAGGGCGTCTACGGCGACCTCTCGGGCATCCCGAGGCTCCTGGAGGCCTCCAGGGAAGCCACACGCCACAAGGGCGTGAAGCTCACCGAACACTTCGGCATCACCGTCGAAGACATGACCCTCGACACCGTCACCGGCCAGCCCGGGAGCTCCCGGGGGCTGTCTGCCGGCGCGATCGCGTGGGACGAGATGCTCACGCAAAAGGATTGGGACATGTGGGAGGCTCTGTCGCCGACGCAATCGGCGCAGCGCAGCCCGATCATGTTCCTCACGAGCACGGCCGGGAACCTCGAGTCCGTCATCCTGCGCAGCTTCTACGACAAGCTGAAGCGTCAAGCGAGCGGCGACGAGAAGCCTGACCCGACCTTCTACGGAGCGTGGTGGGAGTCCGAGGACCCCGACGCCGGCCTGGACTGGACCCAGATCCGGCAGGCGAACCCCGCCCTCGGCGACGGTCGCCTGACCCGCGAGGCGATCGCGATGGAGCATTCCATCCTGCCCCCGGACTCATGGCGCCGGGAACGCCTGAACCACTTCGTTGACGTCCGGGCCGAAGGGGCGTTCAATCCCGGAGTCTGGTCGGCCTGTCGTACAGGTGCCCCTCTGGATGGGCTGGCCGGACCCTTCGCCCTCGGGGTAGATGTACAACCGGGCTGGTTGCGTGCGACGATCTGCGTTGCCGGGATGAGGCCGGACGGCCGTGTCGGGGTCGAAGTCTTCCGTGACGTTCGAGGATCGGAAGCGGACCCCGTCACGGCCGCTCGCGTGATCGCCGCCGTGGAGGACTTCCCGGACGAGATCAGCGTGATCGCCTTCGACACCGTCTCGGGGGCGGCGCCGGCCTTCCTGCGCCACGCCGATGAGTCCGGCCTGCCGTGGGACGGCCTGAAGGCCGGCTCGATGGTGGACGCCTGTATGGACGTGGACGAGCTCATCCGTTCCGCCCGAGTGGCGGTCGACGATCCGCTCCTGGACGCTCAGATCCCTCTCGCCGCGAGGCGTCCGGTGGGCCACGAGGGAGCGTTCCGCCTCTCGCGGGCGGCGTCTCTCGGCCCGATCGACGCCGTATTGGCGATGACTTTGGCTGTCCATGCGGCCATCTATCGGGGTCCGCAGCCGAAAATCACCTAGTCCGACCGCGTCTTTCGTGGTATAAGCGGTTCGTGGGTCGGATCACAGACGCATTATTCGCAAGACGCGACGTCCTTCCGACCCCGGCGGCGTTCGTCGGCTTCCCCTCCGACGGCGGCGTCCTCCCGGCCGGCGTGAGCGGGACGACGTCCCTCGGAATCTCCGCCGTCTGGCGTTCCCTGGATATCCTCGCCAACGGCGTGAGTCAGCTCGACTGGGAGGAGCGTCGGCAGGGTCTGACGCTGCCATCCTCGAGGCTCGTCAACCGGCCGCAGTCGCAGCGGACCCGCCGGGAGTGGGTGAGCCTCGTCGTCTCGACGCTCGCCCTCTATGACGTCTGCTACCTCCTGAAGGCCGGCGGAACGGACTCCGAGGGCGTCCCGATGTCCCTGGTCTACCTCCAGCCGGCCCTCGTGCAGCCGAGGGTCTACGACCAGTGGCAGATTCTTCCGCCCACGGAATACTTCGTCCATGACGTGGAAACCCCGGCCACGGACCTGGTCATCATCCACCGCAGTCCGCAGCCCGGGGTCCTGGACACGTTCGGCGGCGTCATCCAGCTCGCTCGAGCGACGTTCGCCGCCGCGATCGCGGCCGAGAACTACTCGTCCCGCTACTGGCAGGGCGGCGGCAGTCCGTCCCTGTACCTCACGACGGACGCCAACCTGTCGGACCCCGTCGCCAACAGCCTCGGGGAACGGTGGACCGAGAAGCGCCGGCTGGGCCCCGACCATCCGCCGGTCCTGTCGGGCGGCCTGAAGGCGGTCGAGACGGGAATTGACCCGACCCAGGCCTCCGCCGTGGAGGCCCGTCGCGAGCTCGTGGCCGACATCGGTCGCTACTTCGGCATCCCGACCCGGATCCTGAACGCCCCGACCGGCGACAGCGAGACGTACCACACGTCCGAGGCCGGCAATCAGGACCTCGTCCGGTACACCCTGCGGAACTACATCAGGGCGATCGAGGACGCCATCACCGACCAGCTCCCGGGCGGTCGCTACATGGAAATGGACATCACGCCGCTCATCGAGGGCGTCCAGCTGAACCGCTTCCAGGCCTACCAGTTCGCCCTCGGCGGCAAGGCCTGGATGCTGCCGGAGGACGTTCGGAACATCGAGCGCCTTCCACCTGTCGAGAACCCCGAAGAACTGAACCCGCCGCCGCCGGCACCTGTCGTCGCGGCCCCGGACGCCATGCCGATGGGAGGCCCGAATGGCTGACAAGGACCCTCGCCACGTAGCCCGTGCCGAGGAGGAGAAGCGACAGAAGGCCGTCCAGGACGCCGTGGACAAGAGCAACGCCGAGTCGAAGGCCGAGGCCGAGGAGGCGCTCCGCCGTCAGGGCGTCTACGAGACGACGGGCGTCCGCGTCGTGGAGGGCAAGCCGTGAGGACGACGGACACCGTCTCGGCCGTCCGGCAGGCCGCCGAGGACCCCCGCCTCATCGAGGGCATCGTCGTTCCCTACGGCAAGATCGCCGGCCATACCGACGTCGGCCCCGAGGCCTTCGCCCCGGGCGCGTTCCGCGAAGACGTCAGCCGCTGGATGGGCCGCACCGATGGCGCTCGGCTGCCGTACCGGCCGGCCCACGGCGAGCGGGCCATCGGGTCCGTCGTCGCCCTCCGCGACGAGGCCGATGGCGTCCACTTCCAGGCCCGCATCCGGTCAGGCCCACGCGGGGACGCCTACCTCGAGGACGTCGCCGACGGCCTGAACGGCGTATCCGTCGAGTTCACCCATCCGCCCGTCGTCCGACGGACCCGTGAGGGCGTCGCGATCCATCGCGAAGCGAAGTTCAGCGGCATCGCCGGATCAGAAGCTCCGGCCTACGACGGTGCGCGGATCGCGCTCCGAGACATGGAGGACACCGTGGAGAACGAGACGCCCACTCCGACGCCGGAGCCGACCCCCGACCCGACGCCGCCGGAGACTCACGGGGCCGTTCCCCCGTTGACCGCCGCCGAGCGGACCACTCTCGAGCAGCGTGATATCGCGGCCCGGTTCGCCGGCAGCCGCATCAGCATCACCCGGCCCGAGCTCGTCTACGGTCGGGACGCCGAGTTCGACTACATGCACGACACCTGGTTGATCGGCGGCAGCTTCGTGCCGGACGGCCGGGCCGATGCCGGCGACCGCGTGCGGCGCCACCAGTCGCACCTGAAGGAGATCGCCGAGAAGATGGAGCGGGACTCGTACTCGCGAGTCTTCGATCCCGGCTACGCAGAGCGGGCCGGCGACGTCATCAGCTCCGAAATCCCCGGCGCCTACCCGAACGACTATCTCCCGGGCCTGCTCACGCCGCGGATCCTGAAGGGCCGGCCGATGGGCTCCGCCTTCCAGCGCGTCCCGATCTCCGACGCTCGGCCGCGCATCTTCCCGAAGGTCACGACCTCGGGCACGGTGGCGACCTTCGCCGAGGGTGTCGCCCCGACCGCCACCGACATCGCGACCACGGCCGTCACCGTGACGCCGTCGGCCTACGGGACGTACACCGACGTCAGCCGGCAGGCTCTCGACGGCGGCGACCCGTCGGTCCTCGCGATCATCTTCCAGGACCTCCTCGAGGCCTATTCGCAGGCTTCCGAGACGGCCATCAAGACGGCGGTCGAGGCCGGTGCCACGGCCTCGGGCACGGCGATCACGGCGGCCACGCCGTGGGCCGGCGAGCTCGGCAACGTCGTGAAGTACTACGCGACCCGGTTCCAGCCGGCGCAGTTCGCGTTCGTGCCATCGGCCCTCTACGCCGTCCTGCTCGCGCAGGGTGACACGACGGGCCGGCCGTTCATGCCGATGCTCGGCGCGATGAACTCCGACGGGACCGTCCAGGGCGGCGCGATCGCCGGCAATATCCTGAACGCCGAGGCCCGCCTCTCGTGGGCGTCCACGGTCAATGTGAACGTCTTCGCGCGGTCGAACGACTACGTGATCTTCGAAAGCTCGATCGCACAGTTCACCTATGACCAGGTTGTGGGTCCGCAGTCGATCCGGGTCGGCCTTTGGGCCTATCTCGGCATCGGGACGCGGCTCGGCGGCCTGAGCGTGACAGCGGCCTAGTCTCCTGACAGCGGGGCCGGCCTTCCCCCGGAGCCGGCCCCGCGACCTTCCGAAAGGAGACACGCTGTGGCAGTCATCGCGTACCCCGGCAACCTCCAGACAGCGCAGGCCGGCAACGCCGATAGTACGAACACGATCCAGCGCAGCGGCGGAGAGACGAACCTCCGCCCGATGATCGTGCGGATCGTGACGAACGCCGGCACGACCGTGACCCTGAAAATCCTCGGCAGCGTGGACGGGACGACGTTCGTCAAGGTCCCGTATAGCGTCCTGTCGGCCGCTCCCGGCGACTACTCCACGGCCGACATCGTCACCACGACGGCGAAGACGGAGCTCTACGAACTCATGCCGGGCCAGCCCTGGCTATTCCTGAAGATCAACCAGTCCGTTAACACCGGCATGACGCCGACGAGCGATCTCCTGTGAGCATCCCCGTCGTTCTGTTCGTCGTCGCTCTGATCCTCGCGGCCGTTGACGAGTTTCGAGCACAGGGCCAATCCCTGACGGACTGGGCCGTGATCCTGATCGGGATCGGCCTCTTGTGGGGTCACTTTGGCTGATCTCCTCTGCACCATCGCGCAGGTGAAGGCCCGTCTGCAGACGTCTGCCGGCGGAGTCACCTTCTCCGCTGCCGATGACACGCTCCTGACGGAGCTCGTCACGGAGCTCTCGGACTGGATCGAGGGCGAGACGCACCGGAAGTTCGCGCCCGAGGTTGCCGCCACCTACGTCTTTGACACCAGTGCGGGCTACGTCCTCCGCGTGCCGCGCGGCATCCGAACGATCACGTCGATGGGCGTCAACGCCACGGCGCATCAGCCGGACAGCGGCGGGACCTATACGACGGTCACGGCCCCCGACCGGATCCTGCGGCCGAAGGCGGCCGACCTCGAGCCGGGCTGGCCACCGACCGAAGTCAGGATCTCGCGGGGAACGCTGGCCGGCACGATCAGGTCCTTCGGGACGATCGAGAACGGCTGCACGATCACGGGTGACTTCGGCTTCGCCGCCGTGCCGCCGGCCATCGAGGCCGTTGCCATTGACGCCACCGTCGCCGCTTACCAGTCGCGCAAGAACGGGGCGTCCGGCGTCATCGGCGCCGACGGCAACGCCGTGGTCCCGTGGTCGATGTTCTTCGGTCCAGGCTCCCCGCAGCGACGGACCCTCGGCCGGTTCACGTACTACGGCGTCGGCTGATGCCGGACTTCGACGCAATCGGGATCGCCCTCGCCGCCCGGTTCGCGTCCGGCGTCGTCACGCCGCCGACGGGCTATGACAACGTGAAGGTGAGCACGGGCGATCTCCCCGGCCAGATGTATCCCCTGCCGTGTGTCCTGACGTTCCTGGACAACGGCGAGTTCGTCCATTCCGCCGGCAAGCGGGACGGCGTCTACGAGTACACGATCCGCTTCTATTACAACCAGATCGGCGACCTCGAGCGGGATCTGATCGCCCTGCGGAAGTGGGCGACGGTCCTTGTTGACCAGCTCCGGCTTGCCACGCAGCTCGCCGGGATCGTGACGGTGGCCCGGGTCGCGACGATCAAGATCGGCGTCCTGCTCTATGCCGGCCTGGAGTATTCCGGGATCGAGCTCGGCATCCACGTGAACACGAACGAGCCGTGGGCGGCCGTCGCATGAGGAGAACCTGATGCCGGGAACGCAGATCTTCACGTACGTCAACTTCGGCAAGGAGACGGTCCGGGGGACGCCGGTCGCCCCGACGAGGCAGTTCTATAGCGACGGCGTCGGCGTCCTGACGATCGAGCGCAACCAGAACTTCCACGAGGCCGAAAACACCGGTCGGCGTTATCGGACCCGGCGTGTCACGCAACAGACCGAGGACGTCGATCTCTCGATCGCGTCGGTGGCCGGCGTGGCGTACGACGACCTCGTGATGTTCTTCAGCCAACTGAAGGGCGGCGTCACGGGCGTCGGTGGCGCGGCCGACAAGACGTGGACGTTCACGCCGAGTGCCACGGCCGCCAACGCTCCGGAGGCCTACAGCATCGACGTCGGCGACGACACCCAGAACTGGCGTTGCCAGTACTCGATGTGCGAGAGCTTCAAGATCAGCGCCAAGATCGGCGACGTGACGCAGATCGACTCGAAGTGGTTCGCGCAGCGGGCCGTGAAGGGTGCGAAGGCGACCCCGGCGATCAACGCCGCGGTCAAGATCCCGGGCGACCTCTGGACGATCAAGTTCGCGGCCACGATCGCCGGCCTCGGGGCGGCTTCCATCCAGACGAACTTCCTGCAGTCGTTCGACCTGGAAATCTTCACCGGCCTGAAGCGGCGTCACTACATGGACGGCAACATGTACTTCGGCCAGCACGTCGAGACGGACATCGCCTGGACGCTGGATCTCGTCGTGGAGTCCACCGCCCTCGCCGTGTCGGAGTTCTTCGACAAGGCCGTGGCCGACACGATGGACTTCATCCGCCTGAAGGCGACGGGGCCCGTCCTCGGTGGCACGAACTACTCGGCACAGATCGACATGCCCGTCCTGTACGAGGAGCCCGAGATCATCGCCGAGAACAACGACGGGATCAACCTCTACAAGGTCAAGGCCCACGGCGCCGACGACACGACGAACGGGATCATTCCGGTCCTCGTCAACAGCCTGGCGGCCCTGCCGTGAGGTACACCCTTCCCAACGGCGACTGGGTCGATCTCGTGGAGCGCCTGAACTACGCCCAGGCCCGCCGGATCGCCGAGGCCGGCGACGAGCGGGCCGGGGCCCTCGTCGCCGCGATGGTGACGAACTGGGCGATCCGGGACGTGAACGGCGAGCCGATCACGTTCCCGGAGCTCCGGGACGACGGAATCCCGATCGAGTCGATCGCACGGATGCCGTTCGACTCGTTCCAGCTCATCGGATCGGCCGCCGTCGATCTCCTCCCCGGACAACCGGACCCAAAAGGTTCCAGCGGGACATCGCCATCATCAGCACCGGAACGGCCCGCCGCGTCCCGCCGGACCTCGCCGAGGCCTACTTCCTCGCCAATCACCCGGGATGGAGCTGGCAGGCCCTCCGGTCCACCCCTGCCGATGTGATCGAGACGATGATGATGATCGACAGGGCCCGCGACGAGGCACAGAAACGGGCTGCGAAGAAGGCCGCCGATGGCCGGCGCTAGGTTCAAGACGACGATCAAGAAAGACGGGCCGTGGTTCCGCCATGACCCGGTGGACACCTTCCGGCACAACGTCCACTCGATGATGGTTGCCCTCGCCGAGGAAGGCTCGAAGGACGTCGTGGGCCAGCTCTCGCAGGGACAGGGCGGGAGGCAGCCCATCCGGGCGCTCGGCGATCACGTCTCGGATCACATCGTCGGCGAGCTCCGGCGGGCCCCGTCCGGCCCCGGCTACTCGGCGTGGGTGTTCGTGTCCACGCGCGGCATGTCGAAGACCGAGGCGATCTCGACGCAGGCGGCGGCGTCGTTCCTCGAGGGGACGATCCACGCCTTCCGCCGCACCGCCGGCCGGATCGGGCGGTCCCGGCGGGCGACCGCCGAGGAGCTCCTGAAGGGCCTCACCTGATGGCGAACAAGATCGGCTTTGGCTTCGACGTCAACGATGGTGGCGCGGTTCGCAAGCTGAACGGCATCAGCAACGCCTTCGACAAGATCGGCGGCAAGGGCTCCGGCGCCAGCCTGTTCGGGAACGTCGGCGCGAAGGCTGTCGCGGCCGGCTTCAACCTGATCTCCGGCGCCGCCGACAAGGTCGTTGGCTTCCTGGACGACTCCGTCCACGCGTTCATCGAGGATCAGGCCTCGATCGCCGAGCTCGACACGGCCCTCCGCGCGAACGTCAAGGAGTGGAAGGGAAGCACGCAGGCGATCGAGGAGAACATCACCAAAAAGATGGAGTGGGGCTTCACCGACGAGGAGCAACGCCATGCCATGTCCCTGCTCGTCGTGGCGACCGGGAACGTCACGAAGTCCCAGGACATCATGAGCACGGCGATGGATCTGGCCCGCCTGAAGCACATCAGCCTCGAGGAGGCGACGACGGCCCTCATCAAGGTGGACGACGGCCACTATCGCGCCCTTCAGGCCCTCGGCATCGTCCTGCCGAAGAACGCCACGTCCGAGCAGGCCCTGACCGCCGTCCGGAAGGCCGCCGAAGGTCAGGCAGCGTCATACGCCGCGACGACAGAAGGCAAGCTCACCGTCGCCCAGGTCAAGTTCGGGGAGGCGATGGAGAAGATCGGCGGCACGATCCTGCCGGTCCTCGCCACGATCATGACGAAGTTCGCCGACGACTGGCTGCCGGCCCTCGGCCGTGGATGGGACAAGGTCACGACGTTCGTCAATCAGGCGTCCACCGCGATCGGCGACGTGATCGACAAGATCGCCCGTGGCATCAAGGTCGTCCAGGAGTTCCTCGGCTCCCTGTATCAGGTTCACACGGCGCAGCAGGGGATTGACTACCACACCACCGGACAGGTTCCGCATCATGCTGCCGGTGGGTGGGTCGGCCTGAACGGTCCCGAGCTCTCGTGGGTCGGCGAGAAGGGCCCCGAGTACATCAGTCCGGCCCGTTCCGGCGGCCCCGGGAGCTCGAGCGGCTTCACGATCCAGGGCGTCTCGGAGCAACAGCTCGTGGACATGGTCGATCGCGGCCTGTACTTCAAGCTGCAGCGGTCCTCGCCGAGCCTCGGCCGTCCCTGATGGCCCTCGCCCCGACGGCAGATGCGGCGCCGGCCGTTACCGCCGGCCATTCGATCTACCTCGATGCCATCGACGTCGTGCTACAGGCCGGCCAGAGCGGCAACGCCTACGGCGTCCCCCGGGACACGATCAGGATCACCGAGGCCGGTCCCGGCGGCGTTAGCGGGATGACGTTCACGATCGAGGACCCGCAGCTCGCCGTGACCGTCCAGCGGGGCCAGACGGTCCGTTGTTACGACCGGACGAACAACCGGGACGCCTTCCTCGGCTGGGTCCAGTCGTGGTCGCCCCGGCCACGCGACGTCGGTCGCCTGATCGACGTCCAGGCGATCGGCGTCGAGGCCGCCCTGGACTGGATGATCGTTCCGAGCCTCACCGTCACCCTCGGCACGACGACGAGCACGGCCGTGCAGTCGATCATCGCCAACGCGACGGGGATCGGCGTGCCGCTCCGGGCGTTCTCGGGGACGGACAGTACGCAGGCGACACCGATCGGCCGGGTCGGCTTCGTCCTCGATGGCACCCTCGGCGCCGACGTCGTCCTCGCCGGCCAGACCGTCCGCGAGGCCATTCGTCTCATCCTCGTTGCCACGATCCCCTCCGGCGGCGGCTATTCCACGAGCCCGCCGCAGACCGCACAGGTCACGATCGACTTCCAGTACGGCGTCAGGGTATGGAACCTGACCTTGTCCGGGGCGCCCTCGATGCCGAACGACTACGCCGGCCTGACGATCGTTGATACGGCAGTCTCGGCCGAGGCCGCGTCGGGCCTGTCGAACGAAAGCGATGCGACCGGCGTCCCGGCCGGCGTCTACGTCATCGGCGGCAACGCCGCCGGGACCGGACTCGTTCCGACCGGTGACGGCATCCCGGGACAGATCGCGGTCCTGAACGACGCGACGATCCTGACGGCGGCGGCTCGCGACGTGGCCGGTCAGGCCTACCTCGCGGCGCAGACGATCGCCAGCCGTGGCAGCTTCACCCGCGAGAACATCACCTGGACGACGAAGATCCAGGCCGGCTCGGTCCTGACCCTGACGGACGCGCAGCTCGGCCTCACCGCCGTGAAGGCGGCCATCAACTCGATCGAGAAGACGTTCCAGGGCACGACCGAGACATGGACCGTGAACTACGGCGGCTTCGCGCCATCCGCGATGCGCCAGATCCGCCGCCTCACACGCGGTACCCTGAGCTAAGGAGGGCGGCATGGCCGGAGAGAGCAGCGTCACCGTAGGTGGGAAGCTTCTGCACCTGTGGGACCGCGTCGTCGGCGCGTCCACGGTCAGCGACGAGTTCGTCCTCCCGGGCGAGTATCCGTACCCGTCCTATACCGTCGTCACCGACGGCGGTGTCGCCCTCGCGACGGCGAATAGCCACCTGCTCCAAGTCATGGCTGGCGCGACGAACCATCTACGGGTCCGTCGCATCACGATCTCGGCCCTCGGCGTCCCGGCGGCCGTCACCGCAATGGAAATCCAGATCGTCCGAATTCTGACGACGGCCGGCACCGGTGGAACCGCCAAGACTCCCCGGCGGATGGTCTCGGCCGATGCCGCAGCCGGCGCCACGGCCATGACTCTGCCGACCGTGAAGGGGACGGAAGGCGATATCTGGCTATCGCGCGGCGTCATCTGGGGGACGGCCGCGCTGCCCCTGCCCAAGCCCGAGTTCGACTGGGTTCAGCAGCCCAACGAGGAGCCGTTCCTGATCGCCGCCGGCATCACGAACGGCTTCGTCGTCAAGAACATCACGGGCGTGGCGACGGCAACGGTTATCGTCTCCGTCGAGCTCGTCGAGACCTCGTTCGTCTGATGGTCTACCCCTTCGTCCAGGCCAAGTTCGACTATGGCCGGATGACGGTCACGCCGTCCGCCTTCATCGTCCACATGGCCGAGGGCGGCGGGACGGTCGGCTACCTCGCCCGCGATCCCGCCCGGGGCGTCAGCGTCCATTTCGTCATCGAGTACAGCGGCCGCATCGTCCAGATGCTGAAGTGGGACCACGCCGCCGGCTCCATCAATCCCCGGACGATCCGCACCACCGACGACGCCAACGGCCTCTACGGCATCAGCTCGGCCATCGCCGTGATGGGCGCCTACGCCAAGAACCCGAACGCGGCGAGCTGGTCCGTCGAAATCGAGGGCTTCGCGAAGGACGGCCCGAACGGCAAGCAGATCGCGTCCCTGGTCGTCCTCGCCGATGACTGCCGCTCACGGGCCGCCGTGGGCCTGCTCGGGCACCGGGACTTCACCACCGAGAAGGCCTGTCCAGGCCAGCACATCCCGTGGGAGCTTCTCGGCGGCCACGGGGCGACACAGTCAGGCGGCGGCAACCAGCCGGCCCCCGGAGGGAACGACGTGAAGATCGCGAACGCCAATGGCTATGACACGACGTCGGGCCTGCTCCTGAACGTCGGAGTCGGCGCGGCCTGGACGTACCTCGACGGCACGGCCGGCGGCAAGGTCCCGGCTGCCGGCGCCTACCCGACCGTCGCGTTCGGAGACGGCGACCCGAAGAACCACCTGATCGTCCTGAAGACCGGGAACCCGTACAGCGACGGCGAGGCCCGCCCGACCCTCGTCATCGTCCGATCCAGCAACACGCCGTACCCCGTGACACCCCCCGTGACACCCCCGGTGACACCCCCCGTCGTGAACTGCGATGACGTCGTCCTCACCGAACTGGACGCCGCCGCCATCAGGGCATCCGACGCCGTGAAGGCACGGCCATGAGTCGTTCGCCACTTGGGAAGTACGGCCAGGTCGTCGCCGCGATCGTTGCCCTGTCAATCATCGGGACGTACCTTCTCGTCCTCGCGATCCTGCCGATCTTCACCGTGATCCCGGACGCCAACGTCAACGCCCTGGACAAGCTCGCCTTCCTCGCGGCCGGCGCCGTCTTCGGTGCGGCGGCGACCGTCAACGGCGTGAAGGAGCCGATCGAGTCCGCCCATTCCCGGATCGACAAGATCGAGAACGCGACCGGCATCCAGACCCACGGGGCCTACCCAACAGAGCCATACGAAAGTCCTGTGCAGGGTGGTATAGACATCGGCCCGCCGAAGGCGTAGCGTCCGCCCCGATGGGTGAGCATCGTTCCTCCGATCAAAAGACGCCGTGGACGTCTCACCACGTCCCGGCGTCTAACACTCTCTCGGAGGCGATCATGTGCCGTCCAGACGAATTCCCGCCTTACGACCCACGGCCATGAGGTCGATCGTCCTCGGCGCCGTCCTCGCCCTCCTGATCGGCGCCAGTGCCTTCGCCGCGACGCCCCCGGGACCTCCGGGCGGCGGCGGCGGCGCTCCCTGGCCGTCAGGGTTCGTGTCACCGACGCCGAACCCGTCACGCTGCACGGTTCTGGTCGGCTGCACGCCGCAGCCGTTCGCGACACCGACGGCCTCTCTGGTCGCCCCGACGTCGCGGGTCAACGCGACCCTGCCGGCGACGGACACGGCGCCATGAACGATCCTGAGTGGGTCGCGTGGGAACGCCGCTGGCGTCGTAGCAAGCGCCGCGCCCTCGCCCTCGCCCTCGTCCTATGGCTGGCGATCGTCCTGACGATCGTCGTCAGCGTCCTCGCCCTGGCGTGGATGATCGTGACGTTCGGGACATGAACGAGGAACGCGTCTTCTACTACGTGATGACCCTTCTCGCGATCGCCATCACGATGCTCTGCGCGGCGCTCTTCATCATGGGCGTGACGCAGCTGGTGTCGCCGTGACGCAGGCTCCGCCCTCCGCGCAGCCCGCGACCTACGACCCGACGCCGCTCGGCCGGATCACCCGGTCCACGACCCACGAGTACACCTTCGAGGGGAAGACGTACCCCGGCGTTACCTCGATCCTGAAAGTGATCGACAAGTCCGACGCCCTCATGTCGTGGGCGGCCAGAAACACCGCAGAGGCGGCGATCTCGCAGATTGGCAATCTACCCAGCCTCCTGGAGAACGTCGGTCCTGAGGGCGTTGTGAAGGCCCTCACGGCACGTAGCGCCTGGAAGCGGGACGAGGCGGCGCAGCTCGGGACCCTCGTCCACTCCCTCGCGGACGACGTCATCAACGGCAGGCCCGGGATCATCCCGCCCAACGCCGTCGATCACGTCCGCCATTACGTCGAGTGGTGGGAGGCCTCGGGCTGGACGCTGCGAACGTCGGAGGCGTACCTGATCCAGCCCGACCACGGCTACGGCGGGACGCTCGATCTCCTCTGTCGGGACCGTGACGGGCGAACCGTCCTGGCCGACATCAAGACCGGGAAAGGAGTCTATTCCGAGGCCGTCCTGCAGCTCACCGCGTACGGGGACGCCATGTTCATCCAGCCGCCCGGGGGCGGCGTTCACATCATGCCGAAGGTCGATCGCTACGCGATCCTCCACGTCACCGCCGACGGCGTCCGGGAGATCGAGGTTCCCGTGGGGACGCTCGAGCGGCTGGCGTGGGGCGGCGTCCAGGACCTCTACGCATGGCACAAGACCGTGAAAGGAAAGAGGCTATGAAGCGCATCCTCGTCGGGCTCGGCCTCGTGGCCGCTCTCGTGTTCGTCTCGGCCCCGGCGGCGTCTGCCGTGACCGACAACGGGACCGGGATCTTCTGGCTGTATGACGGTGCCAACGGGACCGGCCATTGGCGCGATTACAACATGGGACCGTCCGGCCTTCACGATCTCACGTCCGCGACGTACGTCCAGGGCGGCAGCATGAACAACACCGTCTCGTCCATCGTCTTCTCATGCGGCGCGAGCGGCAGCGCGATCGACCCTGGCGACAACGTCGTCTTCTACGCCGCCAATAACGGCACCGGCACGTCACAGATCGTCGCCCCTAACTACCCGTCCGAATGCAGCAACGGCGTCATCAAGCGGAACCTGACGACCGACAACAACATCGCGTCCAGCTTCCGCACCAACGACCACTAGAAAGGACACGGACCCGTCATGGTCAAGTCAACCGAACGCGCCCCCGGCATCTACCGCGCCACCTTCACCGCCCTCGACCTGGACTACCGGATCACCGACAAGGAGACGGGAGAGGAGGTACGCCGCTGGCGCTGGGTTTTCCAGGAGGTCAAAGATCCGACGACGGTCGGCGAGATCGACACCATCAGCTCGCCCTCGCTGGCGAAGGGCACCAACGGCCTGAAATTCTTCACCGGGATGCTCGGCCGGCCGCCGGTCCCGGACGTGGATGACACCGACGAGCTGGTGGGACAGACGTTTGACGTCACCTACGGCCCCAATCAGAACGGCCGGCTAACGATCATCGGCGTTACCCGGGTCGGGCTGGACGATCAGCCGGTGCCGAAGATCACCGTTGGCGAGGCCGGACTGGAGATCGCAAAGGAGATCATTCGGAAGTCTGCCGACGTTCCGATGACGACGCTTCCGAACCAGGTCCCGGGCGAGCTGCCGTGACCACCCTGACCCCCGAGCAGCGGGCGGCCGAATGAGCAGGAAGCATGTCCTCGACCCGGACTACCAGCCCGACCTGCGAGACGACCGCGAGGCGCTCGATTTCGTTCGGTTTCTGCTCGACGCTCCGATCCCGCGCATCGCGATCGAGAACCCTGTATCCGTGATCAGCTCGCGCATCCGCAAACCCGACCAGATCATTCAGCCGTGGCAATTCGGACACGGGGAGGTCAAAAGTACCTGTCTGTGGCTGAAGAACCTTCCGAAGCTGGAACCGACCGAGATCGTCGCCGGCAGGACCGCTCGTGTATGGAGAGCAGGACCGTCACCGGACCGCTGGAAGGACCGTTCCCGGACGCTACCGGGCATCGCCGCCGCGATGGCGGCTCAATGGGGTTCAGCATGAAGCTTGACAGCTACTACGCGGCCATGTCGGACCGCAACGACCGGATCGATGCCGCGAGGCCGCACGTCTACGGCGGCAACGCCCAGGTAGCCAGCCTCCGGGCGTTCAAGCGGTACCACAAGGACGCGACGTCGGACATCACGGACGGCGACGGCCTGACCCGTTGGGTGAGCAAGAAGCAGGCCCGCGTCTACGGCATCGTCCACCGGATCGCCCTGTCACCGACCGGCGCCGCGACGATGGCCGAGATTGCCCTGGAGGCCGGCTGCACAACGTCAACGGTGTCCAGGACGATCCACAAGCTCGAAGGATGGGCGATGTACGCCGTCGAGGTCCGGCGAGGCCGGAACGGCGGGATCATCGTCCACCGTCTCGGCTGGGATCGCTTCTACGACTACGTCCACGAGGCACGCCGGAAGCTGAAGGAAGCCCGGATTCGTGCTCAGCTAAAACTTGCATCCATCATTCGGGGAGGTTCAGGAGAGGCCACCGTAACCGTTACCGTACTGGATGCAACTTTTACGGGCCGAGTCCTCTACGAGCGTGCGATGCTCGCCCTGGACGATCCTGACGGCGAGTACGAGGCCGTGAGGCCGCTGATCGGGACCGACGCCGTCGACGAGGCCCTGCAGCTCTCGCAGGACGAGCGTCGCCGACAGGACAAGGAGATCAGGGAAGCCGCCCTGAAAGGCGACTGGGAACGGTGGGAACAGCTTCGGTCGGATCGGTGGAACTCGTAACGTGAACGGGTGCGACGCTCCTCTCGATCGATACCTACCGGCCCGGGATCTCGTGGCGGCCATTGGCACGAGCCTGAGTTCCGTCGTGCCTACTTCCGACGCTATCGAGCGGAACACCCCGAGTACCGTGAGCGTGAGCAACAGCGCAGCCTCAAGCGCAACCTCGTCAGGCAGTACGACCGGATGACCGTCAAGCCGGCGAGGATCCCGCCGATCACCGAGAAGGAGTTCCAGCGCCAAGTCCTGGACCTTGCCGCGATCTATGGCTGGTCCGTCTATCACCCGATGCTGAGCAAGTGGTCGGAGCGTGGATGGCCGGACCTCGCGATGGTCAAGCCGCCGAGGTTCATCCTCGCCGAGCTGAAGCGTGAAAGCGGTCGCCTGAGCGATCACCAAGTGAGATGGCTGGCCATGCTCCACGACGTTCCAGGGATCGAGGTCTTCTTGTGGAGGCCTTCGGACCTGGACGATATCGCGATCATCCTGAGTAACCACTAGTGGCTAAGTGGAATACGGCCGCCGTGCTGGAGCGTGACGGTGGGATCTGCTGGCTGTGCTTCCTACCTGGAGCGGACACTGCAGACCACGTGATCCCACGCTCGCACGGTGGTGGTGACGAGCTCTACAACCTGCGTGCTGCACATCGCAAGTGCAACAGTGCACGAGGTAATCGTGTTCAGATGCCTCGTCCTCGGCCATCACGGTGGGCGTGATGGCGGGCCGGCCGTTTTCCGTGGTAAATGCCTCGTAC